CTCATGACTCATGTGCAAAGGCAAAGAGTTGTAACCAGCCCTGCTAGCCCAAATCTTGGCATTGGAGATGTCCAAAGATTTTGGCCATTTTTCCATGCGTCGCATGTCAGCATCATCAACCTTTTCAACACGAAGCCTGCCATCTCTACACTTCAAAACAAAGTCACCCCCATCTCGCTTGCCCACTACCTGATCGCCCTTCTGTGCGTAATGAGTAGCGGTCGGAGAACACATACCCTTAAGTTCTATGTCCTCCATCCAACATGTGACAATCATAACAACTGATGTAGGTGTACCGATTTTACCAATACCATATGGGTTAATCGTTAACCTTCCCAACTGATCAGCCTCTGCAAAATCGATAAAATCTTTGTGCCAAACAAAAGGTATAGACATCTCAACAACGTCATTTGTATTCAAATCCATTTCGACATTGTTAAGTTGCAGCACTTCCCACAACTTGTAATCGCCATCACGATCTTGAGGCAAAGGGTCATAGCCAACAAATGCCTTACCATAATTGAAAGCAGAACCACTAACAGCACATCGTATTTTAAGCCTTCCACGAAACTCAACATGTCCGCACAACTTGTGCCATATGTGAGCATTCGACAAATACTTAGTCCACGGATCCAAAATTCTTGGATCCTCTGTCACTTCAAAACGATCTAACTCAATAGGTCTATCAAAAAACGCTGTTACTGTTGTGTGTGGTAAAGAATCTAACCTCCGCGTCTCTAAAAATTCAACAGCGGTCACTTCAGAAACCACCTGTTTGGACTCGCCAACCTGAAGCTCTGTGGAATCTGACTCAATATCAAGTGTAACTTGTTCAACCTGATCAAATGTTGCCAGCTCACTCTCCTCTTGTAAGGGATTATACACTCTCGTCCACCTGTCCGCTCTCACAACTGAGTTGCGCACAGGAATGTACTGTGGAGCGCGCTGAACTCTATAATTAGTGTCCTCGAGTCTACGCAAATGATCCTCATAACTCCACAAGTTAAATGGCATATTCTGTAAGTACTTGTCTCTCATCCTACTAACAAAATCAAGGCAATGATTGTATTCATCACGACCTAAATTGGAACTCTCTATCAAAAAGGATTCAAGAGCACCCCTGTCACCCTCATTTTGTGGCGCTGAACCCTTCACCCTAAGGTGTAGAGCCTTAGCTCTTGACTTCCTGACTAGCACAGCCCTCCAATCATCGATCTCTTGATCCCAAACAAATGACCTCTTAAGAAAAGTCAATTTATCAAACGGATTGAATGGCTGAATATCCGGC